CAGGAACAGACAGGTCCCGATGGCAAAGACCTCAATCCTATTACTCCCGAAGCAGAATCCCGCGCTAAAGCCTTTGATGAATGGTACAAGAACAACCTAAAGGACTAAGCGAGATAGAGGACGTTTCCATACACGCATGGATTCTCAATAACGGTATCCGTACCGAAGCAGGCGAACTGCTCGATTTCAAGAAGTATCGGTTCATGTACGACATCTACAGGGATGATTCAGCCCTTATCTGCTGTAAGAAGGCCGCACAGATAGGCTTCACCACCTACGAGATCCTCCGTACCGCTTATGAGTGCAGGAACGATAAGATAGATATTCTCTACGTCCTCCCAACAGCGGACGACGTTAAGCGCTTCTCAGGCGGTAAGACCAATAAGATAATCGCGTGGAATCCCGTGCTCCAAGGCTGGACTAAGGATAAGGACAGCGTTGAACAGAAGCAGTTCGGCAACAACACCATCTACTACCAAGGCAGTTGGACGGAGCGTGCCGCCCTCATGATTACCGCTAAGAAGCTCGTAGTGGACGAGTACGACCGCTGTAAGCCCGACATCGTGGAGCAGTACGACTCACGCCTCCAAAGCATCGCAGACCCTAAGAAGGCATTCTTCTCTAACCCCAGCTCTCCCGACTTCGGCGTGGACAAGCTCTATAAGCAAAGCGACCAGAAGAAGTGGCACATCACCCATTCATGCGGAGCTGAGTACCCAATGGACGAGGACTCGATAGACTACGATAAGCAGCTCTATGTATGCCCTAAGTGCGGTGTGGAGATAACCGACACGGAGAGGACTATGGGCGAGTGGAAGGCCACAGCAGAGGGCAAGTGGTCTGGGTACTGGATTCCCTTGTGGATCGCCCCGTGGATGAGCGCCGCTAAGATAGCTGAGTACAAGAAGGAAAAGACCGCAGAGTACTTCGACAACTTCGTAGCAGGCAGGGCGTTCGTAGGAGGCGGCAACAAGGTGGCAGCGTCTACCCTCATAAGCTGTCTCTCCACCGTGGTGAACGACCAGACAGACAGGGTTATCATAGGCGTGGACACTGGCCTCCCCGTCTACTACACCCTCGCGAACAAGCAGGGATTCTTCTATTACGGCAAGTGCGGAGACCCGACTAAGGGCGATAAGCCATACGAACAGCTAGAGAAGCTATTGCTACGCTTCCCCAAGAGCATCATGGTGGCAGACCAAGGAGGAGACCTCATCGGCATACGCCAGCTCCAAGCCAAGTACCCAGGTCGCGTATTCCTTGTGTGGTACCGAAGAGATAAGAAGGGTCAGGAGATGATTAAGTGGGGAGAGAACGAGGAGTACGGGAAGGTCGCGGCAGACCGCAACCGCCTCATCCAGCTCTTCATAGATGAGATGCTCGACAAGCGCGTGGTCTTCAACGGCACCGAGAGCGAGTGGCACGAATACATCCTGCACTGGATGAACATCTATCGTACGTGGGAAGAGAACGCCCTCGGGGTACGGGAGTTCAAGTGGGAACGCCAAGGCGCAGACCATTGGGTACACGCCTCTATCTACAGTCGCATAGGGTTAGACAAGTTCGCTACCACCATGGCAACTATCGTAGGCAACGACCAGTTCGGAGGCCTCGACATAGGCCGCATGGACGATCAGTTCACCGGCTTCAGCGTACTCACCAAATGATAGTCTCACCCGCCAAAGCTCCCATAGTGATGGTAGAGATGACCCCGCAGGACGCAGGGCTGTTCCTCCTATTCCAAGAGCACTACAAAGAGATGGCGCTCCTCGCCTCTAAGGGAGTGTGGAACATCCGCAAAGGCAGCGCGACTTTATACTTTGACGCTTCAGGTAAATTGACCTCAATCAAGAGAGAACTCCACGACACCTGTGTATAACGGTCTTTCGCAGAGAAAGTAGCGTGATACACTTTCACTGTTAATTCATAGCCCACCCGACACCACGGCGGCAAGTCTCTTTAGACTTGACCGCCCTTTTCTTATGGCAGACGATCCTCTCCTGATAAACGTCATAGGGCCATCGCAGCTCATCCAAAGCGGGATGAATAAGGTGCGTGTAAACGGTGCCTCTAACGACGAAGGCGAAGGCGAGCTGATAGACGAGTTCACCCTCGACCTCGATGACGATGAGCTTCTTATCCTCAAGACGGACTGGGAGAACGCCTATCGTGGGTACGAAGGAAAGCTCAAGCCCCGCCAAGACGCCCAGAAGGCGTATTACCTCGGTAAGAAGATGGACGGGAACGAGGAGGGCACGGTCATCTCCTCTAACCTCATGTTCGAGGCCGTAGAGACCTTCCTCCCCGCTGCGCTCGCCAAGAACCCTGAGCCAGTCGTATACGCAGACAACACCGAGGAGGGCGTGAAGCTCTCGGGAGACGTTAAGACGATGCTCCAGTACCACGCGGACGTATTGGTGCTCCGCCGTAAGCTCGATGAGGTCACAAGGAACTGGGTGATCTACTTCCTCGGCGTGATGAAGCACGGCTGGGACAAGTCCGTGGGAGACATCAAGAGCGAGGTACGGCACCCGCAGAACTTCATCTTCGACCCAGAGGGATACATAGACTCCTACGGCGACTACGATGGACCTCTTGGCGAGCGCATCACCGTGTCCGCTACGAAGCTCATCAAGCTCTTCCCTAAGCATAAGGACTACATCACCGTCATGGTGGACGGGAAACTCGGTACTGCCTGTACCTACACTGAATGGTGGAACGACGACTACACCTTCACTACCTTCAAGGATAAGGTGCTCGATAAGAGCAAGAACCCTTTTTATAACTACGAGAAGGAAGTGCCGCAGCTCGACCCTATGGGACAGCCGGTGCTCGATGAGACTGGACAACCGCTCACGATGCCGCAGAAGGGCAACAACCACTTCGGTAAGCCTAAGAAGCCGTACACCTTCCTCGCGGTATTCAGCCTCGGAGAGCAGCCGCATGACATCACTGGCCTCATCGAGCAGAACATCCCGAACCAGAACCGGATAACTCGTCGCACGAACCAGATAGACATCAACATCTCACGCGCTAACAACAGCCGTGCGTACTCGGAGACGAACTTCACCCAAGAGACCGCTAAGGCGGCAGCTATGGCGATGCAGAAGGGCAACCCAGTGCTTGTGCCTACGGGAGGCCCGATCGAGGGAGCTATCAAGGACTTCCCAGCCGCAGGCATCCCAGACGCTGCTTTCAATGAGCTGAACATCTCGAAGACCGACCTCCGCTCTATCTTCGGCACGGAAGGCATCAGCTCACAGCCTCCTAAGGAGGACACCACGGCTCGCGGCATGATCCTCAACCAGCAGTTCGACAACACCCGAATCGGCGGTGGCATCGGCGACGCTCTCGAACAGTTCGCGGATAACGTCTTCAACTGGTGGGTACAGCTCTACTACGTCTATTACGACGAGCAGCACTACGCGACCATCATGGGACAGATGCGTGCGGTGGAGTACGTAGAACTCTCCTCGGCAGACCTCACCCGCCGCCTCGTAGTCTCCGTGTCCCCTGACTCGATGAAGAGCCATGACGAGCTTACCGAGATGAACCAAGCGGTAGAGCTGTTCCAGATGGGCGCACTCGACCCGAAGACCCTCCTCACGATGCTCAATGTCCCTGACCCGCAGAAGACCGCAGAGATGGCAGTCCTTTGGAAGCTCGACCCTAACGCATACCTCCAGCTCAATTTCCCTGAGATAGCCCAGCAGATGCAACAGATACAGCAGCAGCAGGCGCTCACACAAGCGGCAGCGCAGCAGATGGGTGCGGTAGCGGGCGGTGGAGGAGCACAAGGTGGCGCTCAGGCTCCGCCGGTGCCAGACAGCCCCGCTCCGACTCTTTCGGAGGAACCTGCAAGCTCGCAATTATCCCAAGTACCAATACCAAAATAACCTAAAACAACATGGCAAAGATTACTCTCACCAACGATGACGGTTCGACTCAGGATTTCAACGATCAGGCGTACACGGACGCAGCGGTAGCAGCAGCCGTCGCAGCGGTTCCTGCTCCAGCAGCAGGCCCAGTCGTCACTTCGCTTAACGACACGAGCGTGGTCATCACCCACTCGGATGGCAGCACCCAGACCTTCGTGGTCGAAGCAGCTGCAGAGGCTGTGTCGGACGCTCCAGCCGCATAAGGCTTATGAATCCGAAAGCTAAGGCATTAGAGGCTAAGAAGGGGATGACCAAAATCCATGTGAAAGACGAGGGGTATGGGAACGTGACCCATTTGGCTAAGACTACTAAGCGTGGGGTCGCCCGTTTCGGGAAAGGCCAGGGACACAGCGGTATAAGCCACTGGTCGAAAGAGAACTAAATCAAATCCCGTTTGTAAGGCTGTCGGGTGAAGAAGCCTGAATCGATAACAACTAATCCCTGAAAAGGGCGAAAACAATGGAAAACGAAACACTACAAGACTTCCTCAAGGAACTCCCTGACGCAGATAAGCAAGGCGCTGACATCTTCAAGGAAGCTCCCGTAGAGGCTACTCCTGAAAAGGAGGAGACCGCTGAACAAGCGGAAGTCCGAATGAACCGCCGCGAGCGCCGGAGCAACCTCCAGCGCCAGCTCGATGAGGAGCGCGAAGCGCGCATCCGTGCGGAAGCTCGCGCAGAAGCCCTCGCAGAGACGCGACAGTTCGCTAAAGAAACAGGGGTAGACGAGCGCCTCTTCAACATCTTCTCTAACGATGATGTGGGAAAGAAAGGAGCCGCCGCACTTGCCGAGATGCTTGCAGAGAACCAGACGAAGGCTAAGGAAGCAGCCCTAGAGGAGTTCCGTCAGGAGCGCGTACGCGAAGTAGAGGAGCAGAAGAAACAGGAGTCAGTCATTGATTCCCAGCTCGAAGCCCTCGAAGATAAGTACAACATAGACCTGACGAGCAACGCTCCAGCAGCAGCCAAGGCACGCCGAGAGTTCCTCAGCATGGTGGAGAAGTTCTCCCCGAAAGACGAAAGCGGCACCATCACGGGATTTGCGGACTTCGACTCAACGTACGAAGCCTACCAAGCCTCGAAAGTGAAGCCAGACAACACGCGCAGACAAGACCTCGGAGATCGTTCCCTTCAGTCGTCCGCAGCGATTACGCCCCAGGCCGCCGACAAGGTGGAACAGGACGCCAACCTCGCATGGCTTCGCAGGAACGGCATCCGCGTCTAATTACCAAATTACTAACACTAGTATCGAATAAAATAAGATACTAGGAAACATATACCTCCAAGCGTCAATATTACCACGACAACGAACCAGTACCTCGCACCTCGCTGGGTAGACCAGATTCTTCGTGACAACCTGTTCTTCGCCAAGATGCTCAAGAGTCCCGAGCGTTGGCGCGGTTCACAGATGCTCTTCCCGGTTAAATACCAGAAGGGTATCGCGTCGGTAGCTTTCAACGGCTTCGACCTCCTCCCGATTACTCAGCAGCCAGTGTCGGTCAACATGACCTTCTACCCTTCGTTCGTCGCGACCAACGTCGCCCTCTCCGGTACCGACCTCTCGGTGAACCAGGCAGAAGGCAACGCTGCTCTCGAAACCCTTCGCCTCATGGACGTCATGATGGAATCCCGCGCACAGGATGCAGCGGATGACATCGGAAACTTCTTCCAGGGCGATGGCACGAGCTACGGCGGAAAGGCTCCGTCCGGCCTCGCGAACATCGTGGACAACGGCACGGTCGCAGCTACCTACGGCGGACTCTCGCGCGCGACCTACACGGGTCTCAACGCGACGGTCACGGCTTCGGGCGGCACCATCAGCCTCCTCAAGATTCGTCAGCTCAACAACTCCATCTCGGATGGTCCTGTCTCTCCTGACGTAAGCATCACGGACTACACCACGTGGGCATACGTCGAACAGCTCCAGACTCCGTTCCAGCGCAACAACTACTCCACGTTCAAGGACATGGAAGCAGGCGCTTCCGGTTACCAGAAGCAGTACTGGGGCGGTATGGAAATCTTCCGCGACAAGAAAATCACGACCGGCTACTACTACCAGCTCAACACGGACTTCTTGAAGTTCTACGCGCTGAAGTGGTGGGAGGGAAAGTCCGTGTCCCCTAAGGGCAAGGACATCGTGGGCAACGTCTATGAGAGTTCCGCTTACGACCCGGCATCCGCGTTCACGTGGACCGGCTGGATCAAGGCGTACAACATGGGTGCCATCAACGGCTTCATGATTTTGGGCGGCCAGCTGATTTGCACCAGCCCGTTCCGTAACGGCGTGCTGACTGGCGTGACCGGAGTTTAGTCC